TCATAGGCGTCTTGCGCCGAGCGACACGGCTCTGGCCAGGGCCTGGGCGATCTGGGCGTCGGAACGGATCAGGCCCGACGCGTCCCCGCCCTGGACATTGACCGTCACCGAGATCCCGCCCGCGCCCGTTCCGGCGGGCTCGATGCTCCCGACGGACGCCGGACGGAACACCTCCGGCCCCCGCTCGCCGACCAGATAGGCCCCGCCCGGCAGGACCGATCCGCCGTCGGCGCGGGCGCCGGCAAAGCTTCGGGTCAGCGCCTCGCCCAGCCCGCCGCCCTGGAGCGCGGCGCCCGCCGCGCTCAGCACCGCCCGGGCCAGTTCCCCCAGCGACACCTGACCGTCAGACGCCGCGCGCGCCAGCGAGCGCGCCAGGGACGTCCCGGCCCGCGCAAAGGCCTCATCGATCGAGCGGGCCGCCCGTTCGGCCGGCGCCTTCAGGGCGTCCAGCGCGGCGGCGGCCTCGGCGGCGCGGGCGGGGACGGTCGACAGGCCGTCGTCTTGGGCGCTCATGGAATCTCCTCATCGGGATAGCGGGCGATCAGGGCGGCCAGGCCCGAACGGGTCAGGACGGGCGAGGCCGGAGCCTGGGTCAGCGCCCGCCACTCGACCAGCGACAGGCGCCAGAAGGCTTCGGGCGGCAGGCCCAGGCGGACAGCCAGCCGCAGTGGCTCGCCCCAGCTCACGCGGAGGCGGCCAGGGCGGCGGCGAGCGCGGCGGCGGCTTCCGGGACCGTGGCGTGGGCGGCGATCTCGGCCGCCTCGCCGCCGCCGTCCAGCAGGGCCGCCAGCACCGCGGTCAGGTCCCCGGCGCTCAGCGTGGCGATGCGGTCGGGCAGCTGCGACCAGTCCGAAAGCCCCAGCGCGCCCTCGATCCGCGCCAGGGCGCCCAGGGTCAGGCACAGGCGGCGCGGCGCTCCGGCCACGGTGACCACGACCTCTCCGCGCGCGGTGTTGGGCGGGAGCATCTAAAGGGCCGTGAACGTGACGGCGCCGGCCGAGGCCAGGCTCAGCGCGAAGGCGGCCTCGCCGTCGTGTTCGCCGGCGTATTCCAGGGCCGCGACCAGGAACGGTCCCTCCAGCTGGCCGAAGTCCGGCACGATCAGCCGCCAGGGGCGCGCCGACTGGTCGAAGAAGCTCGCCCGCACCTGAGCGTCGGACTCGGCGTCGCGGAACACGCCCGAGCCCGACACGGCCACCGAACGCACGCCGGCCCCGGCCAGCAGTTCGCGCCAGCGGCCGGCGCTGTCGCTGTCGGTCGCGTCGATGGTCTTGGCGTTCAGGCTGATGGTCCGGGCGCGCAGGCCCGCAACGGTGACAAAGCCGGACGCTCCGTCGCCGATCTTCAGCAGGATGTCCTTGCCGGCTTGAGCGGCCATGGCGGTTCTCCTTGTCCTAGGGAAGTTCGGTCACCGCCCGCACGCGGACGACGCCCAGGGTGGTTTCGCGGTCGGCGCCGGCGAAGACGTCGGCATAGGGGACGCGCAGGGTCACCAGCCGCCGGCCGCTCAGGGCGGGCCGGGCGTCGTGCAGGGCCAGGCGAACAGCGGCGACCAGGGCCCGCGCCTCCTCCGGTCCGCCGAAGCGGCTGGCGCAGGTGAGGGTCAGCAGGTGCTCGATCGCATCATCGTCGGCCCCTGAACTTCCGACGGGACGGCCCTCGGCGCGGGTGACGACGACGCAGGGATAGGTCGGCAGGCGCGGCGGGCCGGGATGGATCCGCTGGCCGACGATGGCGGTGACGGCGGGCGCGGCCTTGAGGCTGGCGACCAGGGCGTCGATCAGGGGCTTGTCGCTCACAGCCGCGCCTTTCGGTAGGGGGCCAGCCAGGGCTCGACCAGGGCCAGCGAAGGCTCGGCCTCGTCGACCGAGGCGCGATGCTCGTAGGCGTGGGCCGCGAGGATCAGCACGCTGAGCCGCAGCGGCGCGGGGCTGGCCGGCGTCAGCGCCAGTCCGCAGGCCGCCGCGACCCGCGCCTCGGCGGCCTCGATCAGCAAGGTCAGCAGCGCGTCCTCGGCGGGATCGGCGACGCGCAGGAACGCCCGGGCCTCGGCCAGGGTAAGGGATTGGGGCATGGATTTCTCGAGAGAAGCCCCTCCCCCTCGCGGGGAGGGGTTGGGGTGGGGGCGCGGGCTCTGACGCGCCAAGAGGGGAAAACGAGGTGCGGACACCCCCACCCCCTGCCCCCTCCCCGCAAGGGGGAGGGGAACCATGAATACGCCTAGCTCGCCGCGAACTTCAGCAGCTTGATCGCGTCGAAGTTCTGCACCCCGCCGCCGACGCGCTTGGTCGTGTAGAACAGCACGTAGGGTTTGGCCGAATAGGGATCGCGCAGCACCCGCACGCCGGCGCGGTCGACGATCAGATAGCCCTTCTCGAAGTCGCCAAACGCGATCGGACAGGCGTTGGCGGCCACGTCCGGCATGGCCTCGATCTCGGTGACCGGGAAGCCGAGCAGGCTGGCCGACTGGCCCGGCTGCAGGGCCGCGTTCCAGATGTAGTTGCCCTGGGCGTCCTTGAACTTGCGCACGGCGCTGACCGTGCGGCGGTTCATGACGAAGCGGCCGTTCTGGCGGTATTGGGTCTTGGCCGCGTAGATCAGGTCGATCAGCTTGTCGGTCGGATTGCTGGCCGGCCAGCCGCCCGCGACGCCGCTGGCCAGATAGCCCAGCTGGCCCCAGGCGTAGGACGCGTCCGGCGCGGCGGCGTAGGCCAGCAGGCCCTTGGGCTTGTCGACCCCGTCGCCGGTGACGAAGGCCGTGGTCTCCTGGGCGGCGAAAGCGTCCTGCACCTCCTCGGCCAGCCACTCGTCGAGGCTGATATAGGCGTCGTCCAGCAGGGCCTGGGTGGCGGCCGGGCTGGCGTAGAGCTCGCCGGCCGGGAAGTCGATCACGTCCAGGGTCGGGGCCGTGGTCTCCGGCCGCGCGGCGGTCTGGGCCACCCAGGCGGCGGCCAGCCCCGTCGGCGACACCGGCTTGCGGAACACGCCGGCGCCGATGGTGCGGACCTGGCAGATCTCGCGCATCGGGCTGGTGGCGGCCAGGCGACGCAGGATCAGCCGCTCCAGCTCCGGCGGCGCGGCATAGCCGCCGGCCGTGGCGCTCGCTTCCGACAGGCCCTTGGCTTCGAGGAGCGCGGCGGGGGTCTCGCCGGTCTTCACATAGCGGTCGAAGGCGGCCTTGCGCTCGTCGACCTGCGCCAACGGCGCATCAGAGCTCAAGGAAGGCCTGCGCAGGTCGGCCATGAGGCG